GGTAGCAGTTGGTTATTCGGCCGGACAAAGTAATCAGAATTCTAATTCAGTAGCAGTTGGTTATTTGGCGGGATCTAGCAATCAGGGTGTGAGTGCAGTGGCAGTTGGGGTTAGTGCTGGAACCACAACTCAGGGATCCAATGCAGTAGCAGTTGGAGTTAGTGCTGGAACCACAACTCAGGGTACGAGTGCAGTAGCAGTTGGTAATTCGGCCGGACAAGGCAGTCAGGGATCCAATTCAGTAGCAGTTGGAGTTAGTGCTGGACAAATTAGTCAGGGAACCAATTCAGTAGCAGTTGGAATTGGTGCTGGAGAAAGTAGTCAGGGATCCAATACAGTAGCAGTTGGTTATTATGCCGGATCTAATTATCAGGGAGGCGCAGCAGTAGCAGTTGGATCAAGTGCAGGACGAACCACTCAGGGTGATAGTGCAGTAGCAGTTGGAATTAGTGCTGGAAACACCAGTCAGGGTGTGAGTGCAATAGCTATTGGAACTTTTGCCGGACAAACTAGTCAGGGATCTAATGCAGTAGCAGTTGGAGTTAGTGCTGGATCTGGTAGTCAAGGTATTGGTACAGTCGCTGTTGGTTATAGATCCGGTTCTGTCAATCAGGGTCTCTATGGAATCGCTATTGGTTATCAAGCCGGACAGAGCAATCAAACCCAAAATGCAATCGCTCTTGGAATTGGTGCCGGACTAAGCGGTCAGGGATCCAATTCAGTAGCAGTTGGAAATACTGCCGGATACACCAATCAGGGCTCCGGTTCAGTAGCTGTTGGAAATTATGCTGGACAAACCACTCAGACCGCCACTGCAGTAGCAGTTGGAAATTATGCCGGAAATAGCAATCAGAGCTCCGCTTCAGTAGCAGTTGGTAATCAAAGTGGACAAACCACTCAGGGCTCCAATGCAGTTGCTATTGGAAATGCTGCTGGACAACTTACCCAGGGTATTGAAGGAGTCGCGATTGGATTAAATGCTGGACAAAGTAATCAATCTAACTATTCAGTAGCGGTTGGAACTAATGCCGGACAAACCAGTCAGGCGACAAACGCAATAGCGGTTGGACGTAGAGCTGGATATAATCTCCAGGGCTCAGGTGGAACCGCTGTTGGTTATTACGCCGGATATAGCAATCAAGGTATTGGTACAATCGCTGTTGGTTATACAGCCGGTTCTGTCAATCAGGGTCCCTATGGAATCGCTATTGGTTATCAAGCCGGAGAGAGCAATCAAACCCAAAATGGAATCGCTCTTGGAATTGGTGCCGGACAAACCGGTCAGGGTCTTAGTTCAGTCGCTATTGGAGAGACTGCTGGAACCACCAGCCAGAATCAATTTTGTGTCGCTGTTGGAGCTAGTAGTGGACAGACAAATCAAAACCAACATGCAGTAGCGGTTGGATATAAAGCCGGACAAAGTGGTCAGAGCTCCAATGCAGTTGCTCTTGGATCTTTTGCCGGTGAGAGCAGTCAAGCATCCAATTCTATCATAATTAATGGAACAGGTGCAACTCTAAACAATACCACCGTAAACACTTGTGTAATAAAGCCCATTCGGGGAGCTGCTCTATCAAGCTTAGGATCTAGTTTTTACGCAATGTATTACAACCCAACAACGGGCGAAGTATGTTACGCTAACAACTCTCCCGCTACATAAGTTTTTGAACAAGTTTGTGAATTGATAAGGATGAAACACCCGAGGCGTCAGCAACAGGTTTTACTGCTGTTTTTGTCTTCAACCCCATAACATGAGCAACTACACCAGCAACAATTGTTTTTGGTGTATTCTCAAATTCATCTTCCGATTTAGTTGAAATTGTATACAACATATCCATAATAGATTCACGTTGTTTATCGTTCAGATGAAGAGCACTACATAGTCGTTCAGCAATACCAATTTGAGTATCAAGAACAGTATTTTCGGTTTGAACAAAACGAGTAATTGCTTTGCAGAGACTACGAATATTTACATTAAAGAGTGCAGCAATTTCTTCATGACTTCTTGAAGCTTGATGATTACGACACGATACAAATAGAGCGGCACCCATCAAAGCACGACGTGTTTCACCTCGTACCTTCTGAGCTTCTTCAAGTCCCTTATAAAGAGCACATGCATCAAACAGAATTGATTTGGGAAGTCCTACTTTATTTCCACATAGTTGAATTGTGTCAAAGATTCCCATCCAAGACCGTTCACTATTAGACGACAAAGACCACGAAGAAAGTCGTTGTACTGCTTTCATAGATACATTTGAAGATGAAATTCCTTTATATGATACGATGGATCCATAAGAAGACTCTGGCAAAAGTTCAGAGGTTGTAAAACCTGTACGACACTGATCTTCGCCTTTACTATCTTCATAATTTCTCCATTCAGCTCCTTCGTCAATTAGTTGTTCGAATACAGTTCCACAATTTTGACACACATGCTGACCTTCGTCAACAACAAGAGAGTGATTACAGTCCATTGGTGTTTCTATGCTACAGTTTTACTCTCATTCGTTTTACGCGAAGGAGTGTAAGATAATGATAAATCTAGTATTGAACCATATTGAGGAAATATAGAATCAAAATGCTTTCCAAGTAGTTTGTTATATAAAAATATTAGCTTATGTGTTAAGTCTGTTGTAAATAAGAAAACAGTGTACATAAAAAACATACCAGTTGTGTAAGTATCTACATAACTGCTCAAATCGGGTCTAACTGGAAATACCGGTGCACTTGTATTAATAAGAAATGTAACCCAAAATGATATTAAAGCAATAATAACTACTTCCACACATACATCAAAAATTTGAAACCATGTTGGTACATTTTCCCATTCTTTATTGCGAGGAGGTTCATCTTCTGGGCCATATTCATCAAAGATGTAATAAAAGATAAATGATATAAATCCTCCTAGAAATGTATAGAAAATAGCCAATACCGCAATATTAGCGCTTAATGCTAATGTGTTTGACCAACCAAGTTTTTTATGGCTATATATACTTTTACCACTGACTGCCATTATCTTTCATCGGGAAGAAATGCGATCGATGCAGGGTCATATACTTGGGGACGATAGTTTGTCGTTAAAATTGGCTTTCCATCACGAGACTTTACAGCTTTTACCCATGAAATGAAGAGGTACTTTGCGTCAACAACCCATATCCAATAACCAGCTCGCGAGAATTCACCCACTAAATATTCAAGTGCTTCTTTTAAAGAAAAAAGAGGGTAACCAAAAACGTAGGTAGGAACATCGTACAAGATGTAAGGAGCATTTGAATTATGAATAGCTTGTTGACGTATTTTTGCTTGAATTTGTGCAATTACAGGAATCATTGCGGCCATTCGATTATCGCGTCGCTGCTGTTGTTCTTGCAGTACGTCATTTGCTCGTAGCATTCTACTCTTACTTATATAAAAATGCAGAAGCATTTTACTCGCCTCGGTCTTGGTGGTGGAGGAATTAAGGGAATCTTACATGTTGGGGCTCTTCAAGAATTAGCAAAATATCAAAAACTAGAATTTCCAAATGGAGTATACGGTGCATCTATTGGGTCAATCATTGGAACATATGTTGCATTTGGTCTTCCTATTGATAAACTTTCAGACTTAACAAAAAAACATTTATCTACAAAGAATTTTACTCCATCTATTGGGTTATATGATATTACATCGTGTCTATCGAAAAAGGGTTTGTTTTCTATGAATCAATTTGAAAAAACAGTATGTTCTGTATTTGACGAAGCAGGATTAGATATTCGCAAAAAAGTTATTGGAGATGCAAATATGCCCTTATTTATTATCGCATCAAACGTTACTAAAGGAAAACCAACTATTTTTTCAAAAGATGTTCCTCTGTTAGAAGCTATTAAATGCTCATGCTGTATACCAGGAGTATTTAAGCCGCAAGTTTTGTATAATCAAGTATATGTAGATGGAGATCTTTTTACTCCAAATATCGGCGTTATAGTTCCTATTTCAGATGATACAATTATACTAACATTGCCCCGTCGGCGAACAATCGTAATTACAGCCGAAACAATTGATTCTGTTTCGCCTTTTGATTTTGCATACGATTTAATATCCATTGCCACACGTCAAAGTGGTCTTCATAAAAATAACCCATGTACATTACCATTGATGTATCCGATGTTAACATCATCATCTGATCTGGAAAAGATGGATATAATCGATATTTTTAAATATGCGTCATCTAAATTACGTCGCTTTCTTCTGACCAAGAACCTGTGTTAAAAAGTTTTCAAGACCGGCAACTGAAGGTCTACCTTTAAAGTCATACAGCTTACTGTCAGTTTCTAGTTTGAATGTGGGATATCCTTCTATTTTATAAAGAGCACTCTTTCCCTTGTCAGAATCGCAATTGATTTCTTCAAATATTACAGTATGGCCTCCGAATGTAGAAGGTGTATTTTTCAGTGTTTCTTTTAAAGAAGCCCAAACAGGTTGAGCTGTCTTGCAGTGAGGACACCAAGGAGTATAGAAAAACATAAACTTGGCTTGACCAGGATCTATTCCGTTTTGAGTAAGCGGTGGCATTTGATACGTCGATACACCGGGAGGATAACCTCTAATCGCCGAATAAATGCCAACGACTAACAATGCTAAAGCAAGTGCAATTAATATCTCACTCAACATCCTTACGAAATGACGGATATAATACTTTTATTTCTTTTCTGCTTTTTTCGAAGTAGTTTCTGTACGCTTCTTCGGAGCTAATTTCGGGGTTTCTGATAAGATCCCACGCAACTTTGAATGTTTGGTAAGTTGGTTCGTAGGGTTTCGCGTTGACTTTGTACCAGCTGCCTTTGTACCGAACAATTTGGATATCATCTTTGTCCATACTGTCGGCTTTTCGGTAGGTTGTGCCTTACTTTGCTTACACCATTCTGTGAAAGTGAACTGACTTCCCATTGATAAATTACAACGTGAACATATTGGTACTAAATTTGAAATATCAGTCTTACCTTTCTTTGATTCCGGAACATTATGACCACATTGAAAATCAAATACAGTCATAGTATTGTTACACCAATCGGTCAGACATTTACGATCAAATACTTTTCCGGCATGGACAATCCAAACTTGTTCTCTCAATGCCTTTGGTATTTTTTGTTTGAGCATTATTTAATTATTAAGGATACTTATAGAAAATGCTTAAGGGAATCCAACTAGATGAGCACCAATTCCAAAACCCGAACCAGTACGAGCAGACGCACCTACGCTAGGTGCATATACGTCAAGAATAGCAAACGTGGCTACTGCTACGAGCGCAATCATGCCAATTTCAGAAAGCTTCATAACTTTACCGGGTAACATGAAGGCGGCAATAGCAACCGCAAGACCCTCTAGAAGATACTTTACCGCACGACTCACAAGATCGCCAAAATCAATACCCATTCCCTGAGCTTGTTTCTGTTCAGGCATTTTATAGAGTTTACGAGAGAAAATATTCGTTTAGAGTAGATATGCGAAAAACATTTCGCGTAATTATAGACGAGGATGTGAGTAAAAAGTATTTTATTCGTAATTCCGATCAAATATCTCTTGCCATTACAGCGTATTTGAATGATCCTGACGGTTGGGCTAAAGATGGATATTTTTTTGAACCCGTGAATGAAGGTCAAGATATTCTAATTCGTCTTTCATCACCACGAACAGTTACAAAATTATGTGGATTACCTGGAAACTTATCATGTGCTGAACTTGGAGGTCGCAATATGTATTTAAACGCAGATCGTTGGTTTCGAGGATCAATAAAAAGTGGCCAAGGTGTTGAAAATTATAGACAATATATGGTATCGCATGAGGTCGGACATATTCTGGGACATGAACATAAAAAATGCCCATGTACCGGATGTAAAGCTCCAATTATGATGCAACAGACGGTCGGAATTGGCAAATGTGTTCCAAATATAAAAGTTCGCGCTAATAACAAATGAGTGTCGTACAGACAGGACTTACTGTATTCGTCGTTCTAGCGGCAATAGGAGCATATATTATGCAGATATACGGTACGGCACGTGGAGATCAGAGATACAGAGAAGATGCATCTACCGGTGATATAGATATAGGATTTTTAATATCATCTTCAGCTCTTAATGCATGTGTAACTATTTATTTATTATACTATCTTCTACAAGTGCGTTTCGAAAAGCACACCGATTATTTTAATCTTTTAGCTGGATTTCTAATTATCGGTGGACTATGTGCTGATATTTTCTTAGGTGTCTATATTGTCTCAATTGCAGATGCTTCTAGCGAGAAAGATCAAGCTGCGTCATACGGCTGGATTTACGGAATTGGTACAATTAATTTTATTGTACGTATGTTTTACATTATTCAGTTTCAATGTTCTGATATATTAGCTCGCAGAGTCAGGCCAAATCTTCCTAATGTACCTGATCAAGCAAAACGTCAATTTTTACCCGGAAACAGTGGACCCCAGCAGGGTCCCCGCCCTGATCGTGGTCCCAATCCGTTCGTAAAGAGTGAGGAAGGTGGTCGTCGTAGACGTCGTCGTTAAAAAAGTATTTTCATAGTTGGTTGTCTAATATAAAGAAATGCCAGTCGAGTCATTCCCTAAGAAGGAAGATGACGGATCTACGATCGATTATCTCGACGAAGATCCTGAAATCCCGACGCAGCGCTATTGTGTAATTTCTTTCCTCAGTCCTGAGAAAGTTATTAAGCAGAAGGCTGAATTCTTTAACGAAAAGTTTGTCGAGTTTATGGACTATGATTGGAAAGTGAAGGGTATGGAGCACCTTATGGCTTTTATCGCAAAGAAGTACTCTCTAAAAATTGAGGATCTATTTAACGACATGGCCGAGTTTACTAAGGTTCACAATGCCGAGGTAAAACAGACAGATGTTCATGAGCAGTACCAGGTTTTCCTGCTAAAGCACGAGAAGGATCTTGAGACCGAGTTTACTGAGAAGGTTGAATTCCGCACCAATGTTCGTGGTGTTAAGGTTCGTCGTACGTTTGCAAATCTTGAGGAGTGCCAGCAGTATGCTAAGGTTCTACAGCGTCGTTACCCCAAGGACAGTCTCTACGTTGGTAAGGTTGGTTGCTGGCTACCGTGGGATCCGTCTGAGCACCTCATGCCTGAAGTTGAATACGCCGAGCAGGAACTCAATGAGATGATGCGCAAGTACAAAGAGAACGAAGTAAATCGTGAAATTTTCTTCGAGGAGGAGAAGACTCAAAAGATTGAGAAGCAGAAGAAGGAGAACGATGAGCGCCGCAAGAAGGCCCTTGCTGATGCTAAGAAGGATGCTGGTCTCGTAGAAACCGATGAGCTATCGGATGCAATTTCTCGCCCGGTTCACCCGACGGAAGGAGCAATTCGCGATTTGTAAATTTTGTATTATTTGTTTGGATATCAAAACAGCATTCTTCACTACGCTGAAGGTTACTGTTTAGATCAACTAGTTTTTTTAACGTGTACCCATGGGCCCGAATTCTTTTTGCTTGTTTTCATTGTTTCTGAGTTATACTCGTCGGATGCCAACATGGTTGAAGAGAACGGTTTATTATCTGCCCATAACGAATCATCGCACATTTTAAATGGAGGGTGATCACTTGCTTTATACCAAAATACTTGATCTTCAAGGCGGTTCGACTGAACTCCGTTGCAGATTACAAGTCCTTCAAAATTTTCTGTACATTGGTCCATAAATTGACAAAACATGTCAAATGTAGGAAACATACCTGCATAGTTGTCATAAATACGTCTGCGGTTATTTACTATACTTTCACGTAGAATGAATACAAAGTCTACGTTTGTACGCAAGTTGGGAGTAATACCAAGAGGATATTGCATGGTAATAATTGTCATTAAATCGATATGACGACCGTTCATGAATACGTAACGAGTAGATTCTTCTTTAATCCATGTAGCATCGTAAAGACAGTCATCTAAAATTAGAAATGCGCGAGGATCGATTGAAGATGAACCGCCACGTCCTTTATCTTGATTTCGAGCTGTCTTTACAGTTAGCTGACGTTTGATCATATTCATTACAATTTCAGGCTTGTATTTATCATGAATGAATTTAGAAGGAACCATGTGTTGAAAAAACTCATTGGCGACCTCAGTTCCCGAAATAACAGTTCCGATTGGAAATGCATCCTGTGTATTGTAGAGAATATCGCGAACCAAGAAAGATTTACCAGTATCCTTTTTTCCAATAATAACAATCATTGGAGATTTTCGAGAATCGATTTCACATCGGTCTTTAAGCATTTCGATATTGAACTTTTTAATGTTAAAGTTCATATTAACTATACTGCGTGAAGATTTTGCTTTTGGTTTGTACACGAAGTAATAATATGCTGAAGCGAAAGCAGACAGAACTAAAGGCTTCCTCAATTCCTCTTTCTCTTCATAAGTGGACGCTTTCTAATATACGATCAAGTGCTCTAGCTCATTGGAATATTGATTCTATTCAGCCATTTTTTCCATCTCTTGAAGTTCTATTTAAGACGAATGATCTCGAAATAGTAGGAGATTATGGTATACGATTTGATGAAGAAATTTCTTCAATTTTATCTTCGGATTCAATTCGTACATCAAAATTTGAAAAGCGAGCGGTCCATTGCAAAACGACTATGATTTTAAGTCCTTTCAAGTGGATGCAGGGAGAATATG